ATTTAAATTCATTTTTACTCAAGTATTTTTCGTATTCCTCTTTCAACACATAAGATATAGACTCACGGCGAGCCTTATACGCAAAGTAGTTGTCTAAAATTTCTTGTTTGTTCCCAAACTTCATGTCGACATCTTTGAGCTCATTACCCATCGAAGCATAGACCAAGTTCTGTGTTGTTTGAAAGTTGTTTGCGAGCCAATCAAACTTAAACTTTATACCAGGTTTTAGCCGATCAAAAGCTTTGGATGCCTGAGTAGTCTGTGCTCCATATTTTAGGATGGAATATGTATCAGACAAGAAGTGTAAGTGCATTCCGTGATAGTACGAAAATGCTTTTCTAGGTGTCATAACAGATCTTCAAATGTTGGTACGTCAGATTTGAACAGTTCGTTCTCGATGGCCGAGCGCTTTACTTTTTCAAGCAATACCTCAGACATATACTGGAGAAGCATATTGGGTTCTTTATCGGATTCCTCCGAAAATTTCAAGATCGCCTCAAAATATGTAAGTCCGGGAGATTCCAGGAGCATATTTTCGATGTAATCTGCAAAATTAGTCTTCGACAAGAACACCGTCTTATCAATAGAATAATCGAATTCTTTCATTTGAATTTAACCGAGTCTTTTAAAAATTTGGCCACACGATTGTCATTTACAATCGCAGTTACATATCGTTTGTCATAGATCATTTCCTCTGATCCTACAATTACCTTAACATTGGAATACACGTCCGGCACCGTAGCTGAACGATATTGGTATTTAATTGGACTAGTTTGTTTCATGCGCGAGCCTCTTCAAGGTAGTTAAGAATTTCAAGTTGTTTCCTGCACCAGTTGTATTTGGTGTCTAATTCCTTGTAGATTTGCCAACCGATGTGGTCGTCTTCATCCATGTAATACTTCTTCGAGATGACTTCGTCATTCAGGAAATAATCCAAGTACGTTCGGTATGCAATCATGCAATCGTACATTTCCTTGCCGCTGAGCCCACGGAGTTGATCTTCGGAGTACACACAATTTGCCGCCCAGGTGTCATGGTAATTTGTACCTTCAACCGTCAGGACACATTCCATCTTCTCAGAAATTCCCTCATAGAACTTCTTGTGAAGTTCATAAGCTACCATAATAAAGTCGGAGGAGCTTTCGATAATAGAATTATTGATCACTTCCTTGGTCACAAGCTTCATTTCTTTGATATTCATTCGAGTTCTACCATGATTTGGTGTGTGATTGTGGGATACAGTTCTGGGAGATTCTTTTTGAGAATAGCCTCGAATACTTTGGCTTCAGGAGCAGAAAGCAGTTCCAAGAGATTCTTGGTGTGGAAGTACTTTGTCTTCTTCGCAATTTTCTCGGAGAAAATAATTTCCGTCATGATGTCTTTTGACGAGCGTGAGAGCAAGTATGCTCCACATAGAGATCGGTGGAAGTCCGAGAACTTATAATTCAAATCCTCAAGATCAAAATCAATCCATTGATCAGAGCAGGCCAAGTGAATATAGAATTTCACAAGTGGGTTTGCCTTACACGCGACACTAAGGGCATTTTTGACATCATCTGCTTTGGACACAAAGTCCAAAATCTCGTCAAGTTGGTGGTCAGCTACTTTCAAAAGAAATCTCCTATTTTAGAATACAAAACATTCATCTTATGGTTCACAAAGAAATTCATAAGTTTCATCTTATCAACTTTGCGACCCTTTTGACTATTATAACACTCAATTGTATTGGTGTAAATTTTTTCTGGTGTGTGCTCGTAAGACACAAGCATTTCATTCCGAGAGTAATTCCGACGTTCCTCTTCAGTTGCACATGCATCAATTGGATTCTTGGCTGCATAAAATGTCTGGAGATACTTCTCAGAGATCGGTGGCGCGCGTTTCTTATCGGTCAATGTGAACCAATTATCGGGACATTTGATACTGGGGACACCGTCACCTGCGTCGCCTCTAACGATTTTCTCAATGAGAGCATCTTTTGGCTTGCCTTCTGGTTTCACCAATTTCTTGGTTAACGGAGACCACTGCCGTACATTCTTATACCGATGGAGTTGGAAGTGATCCTTATCTGAAGAAACAATAAGAATTTGATCTGCCTCTACATCACCAAAGATATTTTCTTCCTGATCCTCTCGGTTCAGATCCTTGTATTTGCAAATTGCACCAATAATGTCATCAGCCTCGGCACCTTCGACTGCAATTGTATTGAACGGAAAGTAATCACGGAATGCCTGCTGAATGTAAGCAGAGGTTTCAAAAACGAATGCCCAGTCAATTCCTGATGTATCATGTTCACGTTTCTGCTTGCGGGCCCATTTGTAGTATTCAAATGCTTCCTTACGCCAAGATGGAGAATCGAAAGCCACAACGACTTCGGAGCCGTACTTTGCTTTGTGCATCACTTGTTGAGCTCGGATAGTATTCAGCACCATGTGCATCATCATATCACGAGATTCGTCCGATGGATTTTGTGCGCAGGACTTAGCTGCTGCATCCAGAAAAATAGGTGCTAAATACACCTGAGAAAAGTCAATTTGAATCACCGTGTTCCTTTACGAGTTGTCCACCAATAAGCCAAAATAGCAAATTGCCAGAATTTTGGTCTCCGAACTCCACCTGGAATCTTGTTCCAGAGTTCAAATTTCCCAAGTACATTACCTTCGAGAGCCAGCCAGATGCGCCAGGCTACCCAATAAATGAATAGTACAAACAGGATAATTATCCCGGAGATTACGAAGATCAAGTCGGGCATGATCACTCAGCCCAGATATTCTTCACATATGACTTGGCCACAGGTCGAGTTTGACCCAGAGTAGCGACAGCCCAGTCAACAACGAATGTTTGATCTTGTCCGGCTGCCTTGGCTTCACCAATCTTGATTCGGATCAGAGATGCATTGGAAACCTTGCCACCACGATTGACGACCTTGACCTTCTTCTTTTCTGCCGTGATGTCCACAACCTTCTTGCCGGTAGGGTCAATGAAAGCGGTCGTCACTTCTTCGAGTTGTACTTTGTTATAGAATACGTTCTTTGACACAGTCACGGGGCCACCAGTTTCATCGGGGAGTCCGGGTCCACCACAAGATTTTGTGAGTGCGAGGGAGACGATCTGAATGTATGTGCCGAAGCGGGACATGGCCTTATCTCGGGCATCATCTTCGGTGAAGGCCTCAAGAAAGACTGTATTCAGCTCGGCGACATCTTGTTCAGCCGGATCGGAAAAGTAGGTAATGACGTAGCGGTTCATAATATATTAAAGTTGAAGTTGCGATGGATTGATTATACCACACAAGTCTTTATGTGTAAATTAAAAGTAGCACACCCGAGTAGGATCAGTATTTTCAAACCGTTTGATGTAATCTGGGTGTGGCATACTTCCGTCATCAGAAGCATTTATACCGGGCTGTCCGACCACTTCATGAGCACGAAGATACCGAAAGCCTTGGTAATTCTTGGTTTCATGAAGGATATGCTCGAGTACGTTCATAGCACCTTTACGGCGCTCGGCATACTCGTGACTAGAATCCTTGCATATACCGTTTACAATATTCTTCAGATCTTCAACCTGGAATGTTTTACGTCCCATGATTATGCTACCTCAACGGAAGTGAAGGGAACTTCGTACGAAGTCGTAGCATCGTCCACAAACACAACTTCACGATCATAGTCGAAACCAACGATCTTTGCAAGAAAGAAGTTGGTCAGCTCTTGATCCATGAACACTTTCACCAAATTACCGATTTTAAACATTTTGTGCTTTCTGTTTCGTTGTTGATAGGTTGATTATAAACCAACCGGGAATATGTGTAAATTATTTAGCTGCGACCGTATAGATATGAGATAAACAAAGCGAACACAACCCACGGATGCCCAGTGAACAGTGCCCACATAATTACTGCTAATCTCATTACCGAACTCTGCCAATCAAGTTTGCCTGCATATACCAATCGGGAGCAGGACCAGGGGGATTATCCTTGTTGAAATTCGCACAGAAGGCCTTGGCAGATTCCTCAGAATCAAAGTATTTGATCTCATCAATCTTGGAACCCCAGCCACGTTCGGATTCGATAATTTCGACCTTCCAAGCATTAGACAATTTGATTTCAGACATTTTGGTTTCCTTTCATTTACAAGTTCATTTTAACAAATGAAGCTTTATGTGTAAATTATTTCCCACCCAGAGCTCGGATAGCAATTTCATTACCAATGCTATTTCCATAAGTATCACCATTGCCTAAGCAGGCAAGTTGATGTAGAACTTTACGCAATCTTTCGATCTCCGCTTCGGCTTCATTTAAAGTTTCATCTCGGCGCAAATCTAAGTTGTCAGCAGTAAGCTGTTCAATCTTAATATCACGTTTCTCAATTTCGTCTTTTAGATACAAGATTACTTTAGTAACTTCGGCTGATTGATACGTACCATCTATTTCTGTAAAATATAAAGTCATTTCGAGAGGTCCTTAACAAGAGAGAATCCTGATTCTTTGTACATGAGAAGATTGCCATCAAATACTTCTGCCAACTGATCCTTGGATTTGTGCGAGATGATAAAAATGTTTGATGACTTGAATTCTTCCAGATCTTCTATAAGAGCAAGGAAGTTGTCGATGCCCTTTTGATCTAGACATTCTAGGATTTCATCGAGGAACAGAACATTACAATCAAATGAGTTTCTGATCTTTGATAGTTGACGGAATGTCAGAAGCAGGGCCGTGTCAATACGAGTCTTCTCACCTGCAGAGAATGAGCCGTATGTAAAGTCATCACGATGACGTGACTTGATGATCTCGTTAAACTCAGAGTCAAGATTGAATGAGATAAAGAAGTCAAGTTTCTCTAGGTAACCGTTGATCAAATTGTTGATGATCGGAATGTACTGATCCACAATCTTGGTTTTGATACCAGAATCCTTGAACAGCTCAATCATGAGGTTGTTGTAGTCCTGTTCGGCATTCAGCTTGGCTTGTTTGTCCTTGAGCGCCAGAGCTTCCTGAGCTGTCTGCTTGAGTTCAGCCTTCAGATCAACAAGTTCTTCCGATTGAGCATAGTCTGCAACCTCATCGGTAAGTGAGGAAATTTCTTTATTCAACCGATTAATTGTGGAATTGTCAGAGAAAATGCAAGAATTTGTAGAAGTGATCAAATTATTGATCTTTTGAATTTCTTCCATCAAGTTCTCATGATCGTAGAGTTTACCAACGATCTCATTCTTCTTAGCAGTGAGTTCGTCCATCTTTTCTATAGATGGGGAAGTAATCACGAGTTTGGCTTTTTCATCTAGAAGAGATGCACAAACTGGGCAAGAGTCCTCATGAGTAATAGAATCAATTTTCTCTAGATGCTTCGAGATGGCAGCATCATATGCTTTGATCTTCTCTACATTGGTCTGATGATCATCCAATTTCTTCTTGAGTTTCTTCAGCTGTACATTAGACTCTGTAATGAGAATTGTATTTTCGGCTACGGTAGATTCTAGAGCTGATTTTTCAATCTGCAGCTCATCCAACTTAGAATTCAGAGCAGCGACAGAATCACCTTGAATGGACTCGAGCCGATCAATATGAGACTTCTGAAGTTTAGCCTTGGTGAAGCAATTCTTAAGTTCAAGGTCAATGATCTTGATTTCTTCCTTGTACTTAGAAATTTTGGATTTCAGAATCTGATTCATGAACGAGAACACTTTGATGTCCAAAATTTCTTCAATGAATGCTCTACGTTCTTGTGTCCGAAGAGTCATGAACGGCTTATAGTTCTCTACTGAAAGCACCGAGGTCTGAAGGAACGTCTTGATGTTCGTGCCGATAATGTTCAGCTCAAGATATTCTTGGAAGTCACCCGAGTTCGTCTGATCAAGCAGTACACCATTTTCATAGATATCAAAGATGTTCGGCTTGATACCGCGACGGACTAGGTAGTCTTTACCGTGAGATTCAAACTCAATTTCAACTACCGTGGCCTTTTGGTTCACGGAGTTTACAATCTGTGGTCGATTAATGTTCTTGATCGTTTGATTGAACAGACCAAATGTAATCAGGTTTGCTATGGTAGACTTTGCAGAGCCATTGAAACCCTGAATTACCGTGCGAGAGTATTTCTGCAGATCCACTTCAAGGAATGCATTACCGATAGATAGGAAATTCTTACCACGAACTTTTTTAATTATCATCTTAGACCTTAAGCAATTCAAGTGCTTCTGTGTATGTTTCTGCAATCATTTTCTTGAGAATATTCTTGTCAAGCTGAGTGTTCATATTGTCAATCACATGGTTGATCATGTCTGTAGTAGTTTGGAACTCTACCGTTGACTTCATAGATTCTTCCACTGACTTTGTAATCTTGTCATCTACGATGTTAACATCGTGTGGTTTGGCCAATAGTAGGTTCTGGAAAAATGAATCAAACAAGTACTGGTTATTCTTGTTCTTGATGACCAACTTGATGAATTTATTCGTTGCATTAGCAAAATCATAGTACATGTCTTCTGTATCCGAATACTCGATTTTTTCGTACAAAGTATGTTCATTCCGAATGAAGTCAAGCTTGTTTTCACCTGGATCAAAAGCCCAGAAACCCTTGGCATCGGACCAATCGGCCCAATCAAGTTCGTAAGGTGTTCCAGTATATAGGACATTGTCCTTACGAGAAATCGTATGGTAATGTCCCGAGAACACGAGCCGATAGTTCTTGAAGATTGTGTGATCTGCGCCAGTATCAGCGATTTGGAACTTATGAAGTCTGAACTTAGCAAACTCAAAATGTCCAACCGCAAATGTGGACTTGGAATTTGCAGCATATTCGTAGCATTCTTTGGCAATGCCTTCATTGATCCATGGATAGAAGTCAAAATCAAATCCATCAATCTTGATAGTTTCTGGCTTGTTGTCGATCACTACCATATTCGGTAACTGAATGTTCCGGACAGAGTTTACCTCATTGGTAGACTTGTAGTAGCAATCATGATTACCAGAAATGATGTACACAGTTATAGAGCGTTTCAGACATTCGTTCAGGAATATCTTCTTGGCCATGTACAGAGTGAGGAAGTTGACGGACTTGCGTTTGTCAAATAGATCACCAAGTTGTACAATGGTTGTGATACCATGCTCGTCTATGTAAGCGAAAAGATCTATGTAGAATTTTTCAAAGTAATCATAGTAAATGGGATTATCATTCCGGACACCCCAGTGGGTGTCCCCAATAAAAACAATTTTTGCCATGCGTTATTCTTTTACAAGTTCAAATAGATTTGGTTCCGTTTCAACTTCTGGAGCCTTCTTAACTTTTTCTGCCTTAGCATAAGGTGTAAGATTTCTGTGTTTCAATGAAGGATGCAGCGAACCAGTCTTTTCAGATGTTTTGCGTTGTTCAAAGTAATCAACGAAGATTTCATTTTCCTTCAGGAAGTCCACGAAAGCATTTGTACCTTCAGTGTCACCTTCCAAGTTCTGCTGAATGAACTCTGTAGTGACCTTGTCATTGATCAGGCGAGCACGGATAGAAGTTTGTTTCTGTTCCATCTTGATGCGACCGATGAAAGCATTCCAGCAAAGTTGGGAAGCATATCCAAAGAAGTTGTCGGATTTTTCTGGGTCAAATAGATGGAACTTAGCCGTGAGCTGTAGGATCGCATCAGAGATCATGTCCGATCTGTACGAATAGCCAATGAAGTTATGCATCCGAGACATTTTGGTAGCAATCTGCACAATAGCATCTGCTACCCGAACTGGCATTTCTGGACGTTCTTCGTCTGCTGCTTTCGATGCTAAATAAGCAACACGATATTCTTTCATAATTGCAAGAATTTCCTTGTTGTTCACATAGTGGTTGTTCTCTGCAACCTTCTCGATGTAGTCTTGTTGTTCCATAGATTTTGATACTTTTGTTGACATGATAAGTTCTATTATATCCGAGTGAAAGTAGATGTAAAATTTTTGTGGGAATTAAATACCACTATGAACAAACCCTCAATCTCAAAGAAGTCTAGATATCGACAAGGTGTCTTTGTGCCACGGAACCCAGATAAATATGTAGGTGAAGGTGCTGTGACGTATCGGTCATCTTGGGAACTTAGGCTCATGAAGTGGCTGGATAACCACAATTCTGTAATAATTTGGAACTCTGAGGGAATGATTGTCCCCTATTTAAGCCCAGTAGACAACAAAGAGCACAAGTACTATGTGGACTTTTTGGCAAAGATGCGCCGGAAAGACGGTACGGTTATGACCTACGCGATTGAGGTCAAACCGGCTAAGGAAATGCTTCCACCACGGAAGAACAAAAACAAAGAAAGAATGATCACTGAAGTGACCACATACGTGACAAATCAAGCCAAATGGGCCTATGCTCGAGCATACTGCGAACAGCGTGGTATAGCATTTTTGGTTCTAAACGAACATGATTTAGGTATAGCATGAAACCACAACTAAACACGACTTCAATTTTTGAAGAAATTAAGAAGAACCCAAGATATCAAGCTACAAGATCAGCTGATTGGTTCAAGGAAAAGATTAAAGAACTAGCACCAATGGCTCCAGTGGACAGAGCAAATCTACTAGCACAGACCAGAGATACAATGCAGTCCAATAGATTGCTTCCAGGTACTCTAACTTTCTTTTCGTACGATCCTAAGTATAAGGATGTTCTACCGTACTACGATAAGTTCCCACTCTCGTTTATAGTTTCTATAGATCGGTTTGGATTTACTGGACTGAACTTCCATTACCTGTCTATCCCAATGCGGATTCGGCTGTATGATGCAATGTATGCTGTTGCTAGACAATCACTGAATAAAACTACACAACAGGTTTTAGTTCTAAACTGGAAGTTACTTTCTAATTTTTCTAAGTTCCCTGCAGCAGCTCCAGCAGTCAAAAAGTATCTATTTGGTCATGTCCAATCTAAGTTCATCAAGATACCTATAGAGGACTGGAAAACTGCTATACTGTTAGAAAATGCTGAATTCAAAAAGGCATCAGCTTCAACTGTACGGGGTATATCGACTAAGATCGCTGCTAATGCTTTAAAGAGAGACTAGAGTTATCCTATGGGTCTTGTCTGAGGTTGCATTCTACGAGTGTCTATATAGAGCCTAGTGTATTAGCGGAAGCTACAGTCCCGAGGTGCAACCGAGTGGCTGACTACAAGAGTACCTAGCAATAAACTTTATGTCTACTCTAAATGCTTAGAGTTGTATAAACCCTCCATTGCATTCCGGGTAGCTAGTCCCTAGCTCTATCCAGTTAAATACCTTTATATAGCTTCAAGCCCACATGAAGAGAATATAGTTCAACTTTGTTGAACACAACTATCCTTTCTATAGAATAATTATAACACCAGTTTCTACTGTTGTAAAAACTTTTTAGCACAGCTAAGTTATTGATGCTAAACAACAAAAGTGGCTTGTTACATTTGGTAACAACTAATTGCTGCTGAGAGTCCGTTTCAGGTTCTCTTTTTCTATATCCGCGGATATGAGAGCCATTTCTACATCTAATTCCCAACGAGTCATGTTGTCAATCGTGTCTGCAGAGTAGTTAAATCTATATCGTAGCATATGCATGGCCTTGAAGTAATCTTGCAGATCAATGTACCCAAGGCTTATAGAAAAAAATTCTCGAACCCAGACATAAATTGTTCATGTTCCTTGCCGCAATGTTTGCAGGTATAAGATACATCAAGTTTTACTACTGGCATTTCATCTAAGAACTTGGCAATTTGCTTTTGTTGTTTTGGGCTCATAGATTCGATGAATTCGATCTTTTCTTCCAATGAGTAATCAAACACTTCTTCATCTGAATAGATAGAAGTAATGCATTTGGCCACGGTTTCAATTCCGTCACCATCTTCTATGTTCTTAATCGTCTCTGTGAAGTCGGACAGAGAAGGGTGCCGAAGAACAACTGTGAAGTTAGTCTCTGGGATTTTCACCTTAAGCATTTCTACTGGCTCTGGTTGCACGGTTGCTTTTGTGATGTCGACATTGAACTCAGTCTTGGCACCAGGTTTACATGAGCATGAGCCGATAAGATCAACGATTTCACCAACCGACTTAGATCTAATTTGCAGGAATAGGAATTCAATGTCGTAGTACGGATGTGTATCTGGATCAATTACACCTGAGGTGCAGACCTCAATCGTACTTTTGATG